TAGCAAAACGAAGACCTACAACCGCATCATCGCTGTCTGCTGTAAAGATAGTGGTAGCAGAATTTGTTATTCTTTTACCATTTGATTCAAAATCTTGTGCCATATTTTTCTCCTATTTTCTTATATCACAGCGCGATTGCCATTGCAACTGCCAGACCTTTACTGGCCTTTGTATCTAGCTGAGTCTGTATATTAGATGTTACGCCATCTGTATAGTTAAGTTCGGCTGTTGTCGCTGTAACTCCGTCCATAATATTGAGTTCGGCAGTGGTTGCAGTGACCCCATCCATAATGTTCAGTTCTGCGGCCGTAGATGTAACGCCATCTAAAATGTTTAATTCAGCAGCTGTTGAGGTAACGTTGGTGCCACCTATATCTAATGTTGTCATGGACACTTCGCCAGCCACAGTCAATATACCACTTGCAACGGTCATTAAATCTGTGTCTCCTGTATGTCCTATAGTGGATCCATTTACTATGACATTGTCTACGGTCAACGTAGTCAGTGTACCTAAAGATGTAACATTTGCTTGAGCTGCTGTCTGTAATGTACCAGCTAATTGTGTAGCTGTAAGTCTGCCTGTGCTTGGGTTGTATGTAAAGTCTCCGTCTGATTCCAAACCAACATTACCAGTGGCAGACGCATCCTCAATAAAAGGTATTAAATTATTTTCATTTGTGCTCTCATTATCAGCTACGGATACATGAGCTGCATTTGTTGCGTTTGTTGCATTTGTTACAGTAACACCGGCGATAACTGTATTGATAGCTGTGCCGTCAATTGTGATTGCATCAGCCTCTAGTGTTCCATCAATATCTGCATCACCTGATATATCTAAAGTTGCACCATCTAGTTCACCAGTAATCGTTAAGTTTCTAATACCAGTGTAATCTTTATTAGAATCTAAAATAACTGCTTTAGAAGCAATCGCTGTACCAACTGCGGTAGCACCCAAGTCTAATGCATTAAGTTCGCCAACCACCGCTGTAACACCGTCAAGTGTATTTAGCTCTGCTGTTGTAGCTGTCACACCATCCATGATGTTTAACTCAGCCGTAGTTGCTGTTACTCCATCAAGTATGTTAAGTTCTTCAGGTGTAGATGTAATCTGTGTAGTGCTTGCAGCTGCTAGTACAGGTATTGTACCTGAAACGTTTGGTAAACTAATTGTTCTATCGCCAGTGGGATCTACAATTGTAAGTGTAGTTTCATTTGCATCAGCAGTAGCACCTTCAAATATTATTGCGTTTTCAGCCTGCATTGTAACTGTATCTACAGTCGTAGTTGTGCCTGCTACAGTTAGTTTAGGTACAAGTAATTCTCCTGTGCTTGGATTATATCTTAGCGCACCTGTGTCATCTAATAGAGCATTTGATTCATCATGAAACACGACAGGAAAGTTTGTGTTAGCTGTGCTATCGGTAACTGTTACTGTTGCTGCTAGTGTTGCATTTGCTACTGTTGTTCCGGCAATTACACTTGATAAAGCAGTACCATTAACTGTGACAGCATCAGCTTCTAATGTACCATCAACATCAACATCTCCAGATATATCTAAGTTAGTAAATACAGAAGTTCCAACAGCTGTAATTTTATCATTAAATGTAGCTGCACCTGCCGATGACATATCAAATCGAACAGCGGTTATTCCAACACCACCATCATTACCCTGTATAAAAAAATCAGCATCTGACGTTATTACTTTAAGTTTAAGATGATTACTATCGTCTAAATTAATATTACCAATATGAGTTCCAGCATCTTTAAATAAAATGTCACCACCGTCAGCATCAAGAGTAATGTCTGTAGTTGCATCAAGTGTAATTGTAGAACCAGAATCTATTTCTGCAATAACAGGCGTTGTTAATGTTTTGTTTGTTAACGTGTCTGTTGTTGCTTTACCTACTAAAGTATCTGATGCTGAAGACGGAAGAGTTAGTGTAATATCACTACTAGGATTACCTGGTGCTAAAGTAGTTTCATGTGCGTCAGCTGTAGAACCTTCAAATATTAAGTTACTAGTAATTGTTGCGTTAATTGCTATGTTATCTGTTGCTGCATCACCAAGAGTTAGTGTGCCACCATTAAATGTTGTTGTACCAGTAACTGTTAGATTACCACCAACATCTAAATTAGCTCCTAATGTAACGTCACCATCTGCGTCCAGGAATACAGCTTTGCTTGAAGGCAGTGTACAAAACACTGTTTTACTACCGGCTGCAAAATCTATTTTAGTTGTATTACCTGCTGATGTATCGATTACCGTGGTTCGTGCAAGAGTGTCGGGAGACGCGTCACCAATAGTTCCAATACCTATTTCCCATGTACCGTCTGATTCGTGTACAATAATATAATAAGTTGTATTTGTGTCACCAACACCAGTTACAAACGTTTCAAAACCAGTTGCAGCACCACCTAAAGATATGGTACCCTGTCCAGTTGTCGTTGTGGTTTCTTTGACTCTATCGTTTAGAACTAATGCCATAAAACCTTACCCCGATATTCTTATAATAGCACTACTCGTATCTGCGGCTGGAAATTGCACTGTGAAGGTGCCTGCTGTAGTAGAAAAATCACCACCAAAATCTAACATACATACTGCTGAATCAGTAGCAAGTCCTGCTGTCGCTGCACCACCTGATGATTGATAAATAAGCGCGTACCGCGCTGTTGTGGAAACTGTTGTAAAAGAAGTGTCAGCAAAATCTGCAAACACTATAGATGTAGAAGAACTACCTGTAACACCATTATTAGTTAGTGTATTTCCTGCTGCAGTGTAACCAGAACCTGATGCATTTGCTGCTTCATTAGTTGTGTTGTAACCAGTTATCGCTGATGCAGAAACTGTTTTAGATGATGTGTAGAGAGCAAGTTTATATGTGTCTCCGCCCGATGCACTAAAATTGTGATTACCTTTTAGAAGGTGCTCTTTAAAAACATTACATATTACGTTTGCCATATTTTCTCCTTACGGGTTTACAGATGGAATTGGTATTCTTACCGCTCCATCTCTATATTCTTCACGTCGTTTTTGACCCATTTGTTCTGTTGCTAGTGTCTTGACAGCGTTTTTATAAGACGCTTCGTACAAAGCTAACATGTTATCAGGTCCTTTTAAAAATTTAAAAGCTTCGATTAGGCAGGCATACAACAATGCTGTTGGAGCATTTGTACTAATCCACGTTGAGGTAGTACTTGAAGATAATCCTGTTGGTTGAGCATAATACTCAATGTCCATAGTATAAGCCGCATTTGGTGTAGGTGCAAGAATTAATGAGTCTTCATCGTACGTTGCAAAGTATTTTGGAATACCTGTGCTAGTTCTATTTGGCCAATATTCTGATATAAAGGAAGGGTCTTTTTTCTGTAAAACTATTCTTTCATTATTTGTCAAACCACCTAATGCTCCTGCCGAACTAAATATAGACACAAACCGAATAGCACTAAATAAAGCTGGTGTTGTACCGGGCAATGTTACAAACGGTGTGCTAGCTGTTAATACAGCACTTGCATTTTTCTTATATACGTCAAGGTCTAGCTCCCTGTACAATCTCATTTCAGCATGTTCTATAAAATCATTAACAATAGTAGTTGTTAAAACATTACTATCTGTTTCTGTATAATCTCTTATCTGTGTTACTAGTTCTGCGTATGTTGTCATGGTGTTATTGTTGTAGGTCCTGCATAAGCGCGGAACCCTCCTCCTCTTATATTACCAGTTGTTGCAGTATCTGTCGACACTGAGAATGTGTATGTATCCGTGTCTACCACAGTTATTGTGTAACCTGCAGCTGCGTTTATGTTTGTAGCTGTAATACCGTCAAAACTAGTTGCAGCGTAAAAACGAACAGTGTCACTTGTTGATCTACCGTGACTTTCTTCTGTTACCGTAATTGTTGAAGAACTAGCAGACCCTGTTTTAAAAGAATCTGTTTTTAATAAATTAGGTGCTGCTGTCTCTGTTCTATCTGGTCTAGCGTCTCTTAGTCCTTGAGCATCAGCTTTGTGAGGTCTAGGCTCTAATTGTGGGTGCTTTGCTTCAAACTCAGAAATATGCACTAAAGAACCGTTCCATTCTTTTACCATTTCTATGTATGGAAATTCTAAACCACTACGATCAGATATAGCTTTTGCTTTTCTTCCTGTTGCAAAATTAGACATTTGGGTAATACGCTTTCGGTGTTATGTGTGTACTTGTAGAAGAACCATCTTCTACTAATGCACGATTTAATTCATCTTCGTAAATCATTTTTAATTGTGGTACTAGTTCTGGTTTTTCTTTCAACGCCAAATAGTAAGAAAGACCTGATACCATACACGGTACAAAACGATAAGGAACATCACTTGAATTTGTGTAATCTCCAGCGTCTTCTATTCTTTTTACATAATATAAATGAACTTCTGATGCAGCGGCTGTAGCATCTGGTGTTGGATATACACTTACAGTCACACGATCAATAAAACGTTGTACGTAATATTGGGTTGGTTGGCTTTTTGTTAGTTTGTTAGATAACGCAGAATAAGTAGACCTATCTATTTTTGTTAATGCTACATCTGCTTGTGATGTAGTTCCTCTGCTAGTTCTGTATGTTGCCTCAAGTACATCGTCCATACCAAAAATTGTAGAATCTGTTTGTACTGTAGTAGCTTGCGCCCTGTTTGTATCAGAGGTGTCATCTGCCGCACTTCTAAAGAAATGATACTCAGCTTGTCCTTCAACAAGATTTATGTTTGTTTCTTTTAGTTCCCAATAATGCAAACCTCTATTGCCCCATTCTTGAAACATTATGTTTAAAGAACGTCTAGCAGATTTTAGTCTGTATCCGTTGAGGTCTTGAACACCTAGTCGTTCATAAGCCTCTTCCATAATCTCATCTATATAGAAAGTCTTGTCGAACGTTGATGTTCCTGAAGAAGTATTCGGCATATGCTACTCCTTATTAATAATTTAATAGCCACTCACAAGTAACTGAAGCACTATCCCCACTAGTACAAGCAGGTAAAGTTGCATTTACATCACCCGTAAAGTTTGTAGCTTTG